CTCTAGCATTGCCCTAACGAGCTGATTGGAAACTCTATCGGATGCGTCACTCAAATCGAGTGTAGCGGTTCGGTTATCAATCGAACCACTTCGTGCCAGTTCCTGATTAGGGACCTGGTCGTCGAATCCGATAAGGTGCGGAAGCAGTTCATCTCTTCCGTACCACCCGAGAAAACTGCTCAGGAGACCTTGCTGCATATACTGCATACAGGTCGGTTCCATTGCAATCACTCGGGGAGTTTTCAACGTTTTAGGAACGAGGGTTACCTTAACGGGTACCTCAGAACCGGGTTCAAGGAAGTTAACTCCATCGAGCTGATCGTAATATCGCCAGTTCGGTAGGAGGTGCTCACCTGCCGATAGAATCGGCTCGAGCCGGCTGGTCCAGACTGACTGATCAAACTTAGCGTTTCCGCCGAGTCGATCAGCAGTCGATCCTGGGCCATGCTTAGGTACGATCCGCTCATAATAGACATCTCTGTCCATCCGAGTGAAGATCGAACCGAAAAGCATATTCGACATATTCGTGAACTCAAGCAGATCTCCTTGTGCGAGTGCACGATCGAATAGCCGAACTTCCTGTTCACACTCGATGTAATTTCGTATCGCCGAAGCGTTGCGAGCTGGAGAGCAAGCAAGCTCCATCTTGCCAAACAGCAGCGTAAGCTGCCGCAAAGCGCGAATAGAGGCGACACAAGGTTCATCGAGCAACGAACCACTGTCCCGGTCGAACACACGGTTGAAGAAACCTCCTAGGAATAGGGGGAGCCTTCCCTCGCGTCCCTTGCGGAACGCGGGGTGGATACCGACCTGACCCTGGTCTAGCCATTTTTGGATAGCCTTCCCAAAGTCAGGTAGGGTGATCGTCAAAAACGACCACCCCTCATGTTCGATCCGACTCGCGACGGTATTAATATCGCGAGTGGCGCTAGTGCAACATTGGCTGGCAGATTCCTCCGCCAGCCGGGACCAGAGTGACATAAGGCTTTTCATCGGCCCTCCTTAATAGAGGATTTACCGAATCCATAGCCTGCAAGCACTCACAGCCACCCTCACGGGTGACTATCACTGAAATCCGGTGTAAACCGGAGCCTAGTGGCACATCCAGCCGTGGCCTCTTCCCGTTTTACGGGTCAAAAGAGGTTTAGGTCGAATACCACATTGACGACCTTGTGGAAGACGTCGAAGAGAACGAAGGCCAANACCAGCGTTTTATAGCTGATCTTAAGGCTCACGTTCAATTCATTGAACTCCAGATCATCACGGCGGGGCCATCGGTGGGCAGTATCAGGAGCAAGAACATTGGGCCATCCGGCCCTTGGATCTGCTCTGTCTTCCTCCCGTTCCGGGTCCCTCTCACTACGACTCACCACCAAGAAGTTTGGTGATGAGCGCATTCGTACTCGCCGTCTGAAGGGTGTTAAAACCCACCCAGATTGCGAGCGCCTCGGCATCCGTATAGCCAGCCGGAGGAAGGTCAAAGACGGTATACACCGCCATATTGACCTTCATATTTTCCGTGCTGTCAAACGGATTTGCCGTGAGCTTCGAATGGTCGATCCTGACCAGATGCCGCTCCCGACCCTGTTTTACGAGGGTATGGTTCGCGGACAGACTGATTAGGCCGTCACCGGTCGTGTACTTCGTTTCACTCCCCTGCGAGTAAACCCGCGGAAGAGTGTACGGAACCGCACTTATGGTGACGGTTATCGGATCGGCAAATGCCACAGGCATCACTCCTAGGGCCTAGGTCTTAGACCCCTTTGACGTTTGACACAGTAACAACGTGTCCATCACCGCAAACGGCTTAGGCCGAGTGCGGCGATGATGGCCTTCTGACGGCTCGTTAGAGCCTCCAGATTCAAGCCAAACCCGAAGGGCGTAGCTCGCCGGCGCATCTTGACCTCAGAAACGAGAGTCATCTGCGCAGGACGAAGGAACGTCGGGTTATAAAACCCGGTCGGTCCAACGTAGGTATAGGTATCACGGACAATTGAATGCTCCATGATGTACCCATACCTGAGTACAAGACCGTCGCTGGACCATTGCGTGAGATTCTTAACGACATCTCCCGCGCTGGAAAACCAGTCAACAGCCCAGCTCCAAGGAGCAATGTTCCAGAGTACCTCTGGATCCAGATCAAGA